GTGACGGCGTCGATAGTGATGACGGCGTTCCGGATGACGTGCGCGCGTGCGTAAGCCACCATCGCTATTCACTCCTCATGGTGATCAGCAGCCCGAAGATGGGCTGGTCTTCAGAGCCGCCGAGGTTCACCGGCTCCATGCGGTCGACGTAGCCGACCTCCTCGAGCGCGTCGACCAGAGCATCGGTGTGCGCGTCGATCCAGGCGGAGGCGCCCGTCTCGCTGACCGGGAGCATCAGGTACACCTTCCAGGTGATCCCGAACGACCGCGCGTCGGCCCGGTCCATCGCGCCGAGCAGCGGCCAGGCGGCGCCGGAACGCGGCGTGGCCGGGCGGTAGGCGTACCCGGTCACGCCGGCCACGGTGTTCAGCGCGGCCTTGATCGCGGCACGGTCCCCGACGAGGGTCATCCGACCGTCCTCCTGCGCCAGGGCCCTTCGAGGCGGCGCACGACTGGATCGTTTGTGGGCAGGATCGACGGGCCCGTGCCGGCGTCGCCCTGCGGCAGCGCCAGCGGCAGGCCCTGCATCGTGAGGTTCACCTGGCAGCGGCGCAGCAACGCGTTGCGCAGGGCGGCGTTGTACGAGGCGGGGATCTTGCAGCGGTCGCGCTGCGCCTGCGCCTCCGCGTCGAGCGCGTCCTGGATCTGATCGGTGGTCCAGCTGTCGGCGGAGTCAGCCAGATACTTGATCACGTCGGCCAGCTTCGGCATGTCGGCCCCTTCGGTCAGCCCGGCGACGAACGCCGTGAACGCCCGGGCGCCGTAGCCGGCGGCGGCGGCGGCGGCCACCCACCGCCCGGCGGCGGCGACGGTGACCACCGTGCGGTACAGACCAGTCTGGACGGTCTCCACCGTTGGCGTGGTGTCGGCGCCGGCCGGGTCGGTGACCGTGACCACCGGCACGGCGGCCACCGGCTCGCCGTCCGCGTCGACGACGCACACGCCGATGTCCCACACGTCGCCGAGCGGCAACGTCTGGGACGTGGCGGTCGTCGCCTTCACGGTCATCGCTTAGGCGCTCGCGCCGATGATCACGATCTCGTAGTCGACGGTGCCCGCACCCGAGTTCGCGACCTTCAGGAAGTCGGTCGCGCCCGCGCCCACGGCGTAGCCGGTCGCGTCCGCCTTGCCCGCGAACGCCGCGAAGAGCGCGCCCGGGCGCAGCGTCACCGTGCCGGTAGCACCGAGCAGCGCCGCCCACGCCGTGGCCGCCGCGGCGCCCACCACGACATTGTTCGCATTCGCGTCGGCCGCCTTCACGAGCAGCGCTTTCACCCGGGCGAGGACGAACGTGCCGCCGAGCGCGTCGAGCAGCGCGCCGGCCAGGTCAAGATCTTCGGTGGCCGACGCAGCCAGCGTGCGCTTGTCATGCCAGATCCGGTCCGCCTGCCCGGCGCCCGTACCGCTGGCGAGGTTGATCGTCTTCACGTAGTCGAGCTGACTGCTAGGGAAGTTGAGGTCCAGCGTGCCAGTCAGGGCCGCGTTGATACTGACGTTCAGGTCTGTCTTCAGTCCCATGACTCCACCGCCGGTTGAGGTGTCTGACGATCGGGGTAGGCGGCCATCAGTCGAACGGCGCCAGGTGCACGGCCGCGACCGTCACGCCAACGACAGCCGAGTACGTGACGGGCTTCAGATCGCCGATCCGGCCCCGGATCGGAATGACCGCAACCCCCGTCGTCGCGGGCACGACATAGCCGACGCCGTCGACCGTGACGGTCTTAGACGTGGCGTCAGTGTTACGCGCGATCAGGAAGGTCGGCAGTTCCCATGCCGCGACACGCGCCCCCGCCGGGACCGCGTCCCCGCCGGCATTCGCCGCGCCGAAGATGACGCTCGCGAGACCAGCGTTGGCCTCTTGAAGAGCCAGGGTAGCCATTCTTTACTCCTCTACGATCCACCCACGGCCATCGCCGTAGTCCGCATGGCCACCTGCCCGATGAACTGGGGCAGTACGGGCGGTCATCTCATATCCGGTGCCAAGACCAGGAGTCTCCACGATCCTGATCTCTACCGGCTCCGACCATTCGCCCAGCTGCCGGAGAAGCTTGGAACTGACAAGAACGGTCACGGCCGGCATTTCCGGCCCGTCCTCGACCGAGATGCCACTCGTGAGCGGATCCGTCAGCGCGATGGCTGGCTCCGACTCCGGCTCCGGCTCCGGCTCCGGCTCCGACAGGGCAGCGTCGATCTCAGTCTGGAGCCTGGCGGCACCCCATCGGCGGTCGACCGTGACGCCGAGGGACTCCGCCTCGGCGCGCAGGTTCTCCAGCTCACCCTCGTCCATGGCGGCTCACACAACCCCGTCACTCGCGCGGATCGCGGACAGACCAACCGGGCGAAGCAGATGCGTCGCGAAGTAGCCGAACAGCGCCAGGTCGATCACCGCCGGGCCGGACCGTTCCTCGTACCGGAACGTCAGGATCGGCGACTCCCACGCCCACGCATCCATGCTGTTCAGCGTGAACACGTCGCCATCGCCGTCACCGACACCGGTGACAGCCCACGCCGGAACGTGCGCGAGCCCATCGACGAACCAGCCGACCTGAACCGCGTTGCCCAGCCCGGCAGTGTTCTGCGCACCCACAGACGGCAACAGCGGACGCCCGGTTGTGTCCACGGCAATCGCGAACAGAGTCGTCGCCCGCTGCGACATGAGCGCCTGGTTCGGCGCGGCGAACCGGCGGAACGGGTACAGCGCCAACTGCTCGCGGACCTTACTCAGCAGCACAGCCCCCGTCGGCGCAGCGCCAGTGAAGGCGACCTGAGCGCCCGACGGCACGAAACCGGCGGTGATGACGCCGCCCGCGCCGCTGGCGCCGTTGAGGAGCGTGTAGACCTTGGCCTCGGTCTGCCGCGCGTAGGACTCCCGCATCGCGGCCAACGCGATCTGGTCGATCGCCGGGTTGGACGAGTCGACGATCTCGCGGGTCAGCTTGAGCAGGCCCGACACCGCGCCGGGAGTCACCGTCTTCGTGGTGAACGCCAGTGTCCCATCCGTCGGGTTGACGCCCTCGACGTGATCAGCGGTAGCGCCCGTGGCGGAACCGAACACCGGCACCACGAACGGTGTGGCGTTCGCGATCACGCCCCGGGACAGGGCGTTGACGAACGGCCGACCCTGCCCCAACTGCGGCACGAACAGGTCGGGCCGGTAGCCGGGCGGGATCACGCCGGCCGCGTTCGAGGTCGTGCTGGTGGTGAACTGGAGTGCCTGGTTCGTCGCGAACTGCAGCTGCGACTGCGCGATCTTCGCGACCTCTTCGGTCTGCGCGCGGAACTTGCGGATGCGGTGCATCGCGTCGTCATCGCGGGACATCTGGGCATGCCAGGCGTCCCGGACCAGCGACGGACCGCCGCCGTTCAGTGTGTAGATCGGCGCCTCGCGGGTCACCGTGAAACGCGCCGCCCGAACCGGCTGAGGCCCATCCTTCTGCGGGTCGTGGATGTTCTCCAGCGCCAGCTTGACGCCCTCGCCGATCGCCTCGCCGAGCGACGCCGCCAGGTCCTCGTTCAACTTCTTGTGCGAGTCGACCAGCTGCTCACTGAGCTTAGTGGTGAACTCCTGAAAGTCGAACTCGAACACGTCGCCTTCCTTGTCGTCCGTCTCCGTCTTCGCGCTCATGCGGCTTTTCCTCTCTGAATTCATCTCGGCTAGCGGCGACGGACTCGACCCGTGCGTCGTCGAACGCGGGCACGGCGGTAAGCGCCACACCTCGCAATGTCGCCTGGCTCACCAGGCGTACCGACCCGTTGGCCGGATCAGGCTGCCAGTCGTCGCCGAACTCCTCATGGAATTCGATCTCGACCGAGAACCCGTCGAGGACCTGATCCGCAGCGAGCCCCAGGGCGCGGTCACCGTCGGCGCCGCTGGCGACCACAAACGTCGCGTGCAGCCCGCGGGAGCCGGGTTGCAGGTGCGTAGCGCGGCCAATGAGCTGACTACGGTCATGGTCCCGATTGAGTTTGATATGAGCCGGTCTGGACCAGTGGAGCGAATCCTTGGCGAAGGACCAGCGGGCGCCGCCGGAGCGGGCCGCCTGGTTCCACGGCACGACAAGCCCCACGATGGTGCGCTGGGATACGTCGACCTGAAAGGTCTGCATGACCTCGTCGGTGCCGAAAGTGACCTCGGCGTGATCCGCTGGCGCCTCACCGCCCTGGACGGACGCGGAGAACACGGTGGCCGGCTCTGCGCTCATCGTTCGCTCTTCCGTACGCTCCGGGTCCGCGCTGGCCGGGACGATCGGCGCCGGCGAGGAAGGGGTAGCCGTCGTTATCGACGGCTTGTCCTCGAGCTCGCGGATCTCGTCCTGCACGTATGCGCCGACGGGTAGGCCGATGGCGTAGGTCTCCATGCGGGTCTTCGTGTCCGCGCGCAGGAACGTCGAGAACTTGACCTTGGCCTTGTAGCCGCGTGGCAGTACGTCCCGCATCGAGAGCCTGTCCTGCATCGCGGACACGAAAGCGCCCAGCGTGAAGTCCGTCAGGTCCTGCCGCCGCTGTTCGCTGTTCTGATACGTCCGGGACGTCGTGGACACGCCGAGGTCCTCCGGGTCAATACCGGCGGCCCGCGCGATCTCCAGCACCGCATGCTGACGCTGATCGGCCAGCTGCAACTGCTCCGGGTTCCACGACAACGCTTTAGCCGTCAACGCTGCCGGCACATAACCCCACGCGCGCTTGCGCCGGGCGACTTCCCACTTGTCGAGCAGCTCCTCGATATCGTCATCGTCGGCTGGGTCGGCGCCGTCGGTCGGCGAGAAATACCCCAAAGGCAGCGGTTCGTCCGCGTACAAAGCGGCGGCCCGATCCAGCTTCAGGCACGTGCGAATCGCCCGGGCACCGTGCACCAACAATGGCGGGTTTGGCGAGTCGAACCGGATCACTTCACGGTCGTCGACCTTCATGCCGTCGATGAACACGTCACCGTCGACCGGGAAAGGCTGATCCGGCGAGATCAGCATCTGCGAGGGCATCAATGCCTTGGTGGGCACGACATGCACAGCCTCTACCGGGACGTGCCGCCCCTCAACCGGGAATCCTTTCCAGTTGAATCCGGTAACCCGCCACCAGGCAATTCCCTCGAAAAGCAAATCCTCGTATGTCTGCGCAAGAACAACAGAATTCGGCACATCCGGGTCAATGTTTCCGCCTAACATCCAACCCGAATCCTCGCGCCTGTCCGGGCGATGCACCGCATGCGGCAACGATCCCAGCGTGCCCGCGATCAGGTTCCGGGAACGTAGTACGGCCGGAACCTGAAGAGCCTCCGCCCGGGTGATTCTCGGGGCAACCGCGCCGCCCCCGGTCATCGCCTCGAGCATCTCCGGAGGGATATCGATGGAGAACTGCGCATCAGGGCGAGGTGCGGCCAGCATCAGATCCGGCGACCTGGCCAGACCGAACATGCGCAGAAGCCCCATGGCCTGCATGGTAACGCCTGACGTCCGATTATCCGATCATCCCATGATTGGATCCTCTGGCGCGTTCGACGCGGTGATGAACCGCGGCTTCCCGATCGGCGTCGGCAGCGTCCGCGCCAGATGCACCGCACCGGCCGCCGCGTACGCAGCGTCCACGTGACCTCCGCCCTTACGGCTGAACCGCCATGCGTCGCCCTGCATCAGCGGCTCAGCGGCGAGGACGTGATCGTTCAGCAGCGGATCGTCGGAGTGCGCGACCTGCTCGGACTTGACCATCTCGGCGAAGCCCATACACACCGCGGAGACCTCGCCCCGGATCTCCTCCACCTTGACACCGGGCGGCGGCCAGCCGGCGCGCCCCTTCCGCTCCGCCAGGTCAGCCGCCAGCGCCGCCGCGGGACCAGCCGGTAGCCAACCCAGCACCTGCGGCCGGACGCTCTTCATGAGCCGAGGTAGATCGCGGCGCAGCCCGTCCGTGCTGTCCCACGAACCGATCACCTCGATCCGCACCCGCCCGTCGACCATCACAGCGGCGGCGGCGAGCGTTGCGTGGAGCCCATCCGGTGCGATGTCGAGGCACAGCGCCACCCGGCTGCGGGCGTCGGCCAAGTCACCGACGTCGAGGCAGTCCCGCCACTTCTCCGGCTCGACCGCCGGATTATTCAGCTTCACGTGCATGCACATGTTCTCGGTCTTGAACCCGGCGAGCTTCTCCCCGCCCTTCTTCATCGCCGTCATCGCATCGCCCAGCAGCGATTCGGCGTCGATCCGGCGCCCCAGGTTCGGATTGGCCTGCGCCAACGCGTCCACATCCAACGGGGAGGACCCGTCAGGGGCGCTGTACTCGATCAGGCCGAGGCGCGGGTCACCCTCCCCCGTCTCGATGAAGGCGAGCGCGTCCTCACGCATGTCGTTCAGCACCACGGACCGGTCTGAGCCGGCGTTGGAGATCGCGTAGATCTGCGCATGACGGATCGCGTTGGTCGCCGGCACGCAGGCGTCATGCGCGGTGTAGTCGTGATGCTGGCGCAGCTCATCCATGACCAGGCGGTCGATCGTCAGCGACCGGCCGCCCTCCTCATTGCTGGCCGCGATCTTGTACCGGGATCCCTCGTCTAGCTCGTACTCGTCCGCGTCCGCGCGCCACAGCACCTGCTCGCCGTTGGCCTTGCGGATGCCGCCCTTGGCGGGGACCTCCGCGCGGAGCCGCTTGATCTTGCGCGCGAGCCGGCACGCCTTGCGCCAGGACTCGGCGGCGTAGTCGAGCTTCGTCGACGTGCCGAGGACCGTGGCGACCTTCTCGACGAACAGCCAATACAGGGTGAGCACCACGAGCAGCTCGGTCTTGCCGTTCTGCCGCGCGACCAAGATCAGGATCTTGCGGAACCGCGGCCGGCCGTCGGGCAGCAGTTCGCCAGCGTGGATGACGACCCATTCCTGCCACGGGTCCAGCGGCCGGCGCAGGATGTTGCGCGCGAACTCGATGACGTCGAAGCCGTAGCTGGTCCCGGGTGTCAGCGCGCACCCGCACCCACACGGGCCCGGCGGTCCCGTGATGAGCGGCGGCGTGAAGATTCGCGGCACCGTGCACCCGAGGACCGGCGCCGCGGCGGCCTCGGTGACGGTCACGACGCAGGCCTGCCCGCCCGCCGCTCCTGGGCCCGCCGGCGCAGCTCCTCCAGCGAATCCGGCGGCGCTGGAGTCTCACCCGAGGCCGGCTGCTCACCGCCAGTCGGCGGCGCTGGCGGGCGCCTGGCCGCGGTCTTCGTCAGCTCCACGACCAGGCCCCGCAGCGCTGACGCCTGCTGCCGCGCCTCGGCCAGCACGCCGTCGACGACCACGCGTACCTCGGCGCCGTTCGCGCTGAACGTCAGCCAGGCTTCGTCCTCGCGGCTGCGGAGCACCTGGTCGAGACGGTCGAGGCGGTCCGTGATCCGGCATGCCTCTTCCAGCAGCACCTTCTGCGCCGGGCCGAGCTCACCGGCCGCGGTCATCTCGCGCCACAGCCGGCGGCCGCGGCTGCCGAGCGCGTCGGCGGAGGACAGCGTCGGCGACAACGGGGCGCCCGCGCTCTCGCACCGACCCGGATCGCACAGAGAGTGATCGCCCGCCGTGTGCTTCCGGGAGCGTTGCTTCCGTTCGGCCGAGGTCAGAGCCACGGCCGACCGTCACTAACCGTGAGTGACCGGACCATGCCAGCCTCACTCTCCGTCGATACTCTCCGTCACACTCGACCGCGACCATGATAGACTTAGGCTCGGTACTACCCCTCTGACCTGCATAAACGCGCGCACCTCGGACGTGACTCCCCCGTCCTACGCGCCCCGCCGTTCGGGGAGAGAGAGGACAGAACTACGGGGGTGTCCAGGCCCCTCATATCGGGAAAAACGGACATCAATCCTTTGTCCGCTTTGGTCGGTCATCGGTGCCGTGGGTGAGTTCATCGACAATGCGGATCACTCTCGCATCATGCGCGCGCCCGAGCAGCACCTCCACCACCCGCTCGTCAGATGGCACGGTCTCCTCGGCCAACGTTGGTTCGGTGCGGTGGTCTGCCTCGGCGCGCAGCTCACGTGTGCGGCGAACGTAGGCGCGGACGAAGGCGGTCATGAACGTCAGCGCTAGGTCGGCGGCTGACGCGACCAGGAAGCCGTACGCGAACCACTTCTCATGCTCGCTCACGGGGTCAGCTCCACTTCGTCATCGGTCGGTGCGGCGGGTCGGGTTGCTTCGTCGGATCCCCCACCCTCAGATTGCACGGCGTGCACGCTGCGATCAGGTAGGCCGGGTCGTCGCCGGTCAACGCCTTGCCCCGTGTGTGATGCACGCAGTCGGCCACGACTAGGCAGTGTGCGGTGCGGCCTCGGGTGTTGATCCACGTCCCGGGCAGCTGAATCTGACAGCGGCGGCCGTCCCTAGCCAGGATCATTGCGCGCAGCCGCCGCCACCTCCGCGTGGATCCACGTCCCCATGCCTTGCTCACCTATGGGCCTGCTCGGCCTTCTTGCGGGCGCGGGGGCCGGCGAGCGAGCTCAGTCATGGATGTCCCCTCTGTGCTGGGTAGGTGATTGGGCAGGGTCGGGGGAGCGGGCACGCCTACCGGATCTACGTCCCCGCGTGCGGGAGCCCGTAGAGGCAGGCACACCCGTCCCGTCCCGTCCCGTCCCGACGCGGCTGGCGGGCGGATACCGGCCTGCCGGCAGGTGACCG